TTCCTTTCTTGCCTATGAAGTGAGGGTTGTCACGCAGGAACTTGTTTTCAGCTGCATAGGCGGCATAAGCAGAACCTTCGATTGCCTGATAGAATCTGGTAGCCTTCTTGGCTTCGATAAGTTCAGGTGGAGCAACCATCTGAACCATGAAGTCACCGCGTCTGTACATATCCGACTTGTATGGCATTTCAAGTCCGAAGTAGTCGAAGTACGGGTTGGTCGATGCGATGGCGTTTCCGAGGAACCAACATCTAACATCGTAGTCCCTAGCACCTGGACGTGCAACCGATTCATACAGTTCCAGAAAAGCGGTTACCTCGTCTGGAAGGTATCTTTGCTGCGATGTGGTGTTGTCTATGATGAACTCGTCAAAGATAATGTCGCGAACGTTGTCCAGTGCATCAGACTTCATCTTACGCGCTGTAGACAACGCTTGCGCGTATCCGCATACCTCTTTGTCGATGTGGAGAACGTTGGCTTCTGCCCATAACGCATGACCCTCGAACTCGCATTGCACATGGTTGAAGATGCGCCCCGACTTCTGCGTGGTCAGAGTTTTCAACTCCTCTTCGGAACGACGGACGTACATATAGCGGTAACCGTTCTTCTGATAACGCTCTGTAAGGTACTTCAACAGACCGTAGGTCTTTCCAGCGCCGCGAATGCCAAGGATGAAATTGAACAGGCAGTTGTAGCTTGCTGCTTGCGGTATGTTCCAGAACTTAGACAATATCACTCCTTATACAGGTAGGCGCGCCATCATGCAATGCAAGCGACGCGCCTGAAACAAGGGTTGCTAACCGAAAGGGATGGCACAGAGCGGGCTTCTCTCCGTATTGAAGCGTGTACCGTATCAGGGTATGCCCCACGCATTCAAGACACCAGCTTACCTTTGCGGCGCATACCCATTTTACCATTACTTCTTGGTGATTTCAACCCTGTATTCATCATTTTCAAGAACCGAAGATTTCGGGTTTTCCACAGAAGGTGGATTGCTGGTGGAAAAGCCAGCATAAAGACCCCATGCCGTCTCGTCTCCAAAGAAGTGGTTAACGTCCAAGTTTCCACTGTAACCGCTAACCACTCCGTCGGATGCGTACTGCCAGCACACCACAAGACCGTCGGTTTGGGGAACATCGCCTGGGTCATAGTCAAGTGATGGGTGCGTAACCTCTGGGTAAGATGCAATCCACCGCCCGCAGTTAGATTCCACACCGCCTTGATTGAAGCGCCAAGGATTGGCGTATATCCAACACCAGATTCCCGTTCGCTCATGAACACGTCTTACGAACTTGTTCACCCAATCGACGCTTTGGTTTTCCTCCCAATCGAGAACGGGTATACCGTGGTTGAAATAGTTAAGCGTGTTCTCGATGAAGTAATCGGCCTCCTCAACAGCATCGTTGGCTTTCGCGTAATGGTAGAAGCCCCACAGCTTTCCGCTTGAAATGCAACGCTGGATAACAGGGTCGCAATATGGGTTCACATAGTTCACGCCCTCCGTAGCCTTTGCTATCACGAAGTCAACGGGCATGGTCTGAACCTGAATGTCACCCTGCCAGCTTGATACGTCAATTCCTTTTAGCATGGTTGCCCTCCGCATCATTAGATACGTTGAACAGTTGGAGCAGCTTTGAATCTTTAAGTTCGGGGTTGATTTCTGCGGCGTTCTCTGTAATTGAAACCAACTCCATTGCGAAGATAATAACGCAAGCGGGAATAACAAGAGGGATGGTTATTCCTAGGTCTGGGACGTGCATGACGAACAGTTCACACAGCCACGCTAGGATTATCAGCAGAATCAAAGTTCCTTTGTGAAACAATCCTTCACGCATCTTGGTTGACTGAATATCCTTGTTCTTCCATGCAGCCATGAAACCTGTGATGATGTCGAAAACCATCATTGCAAGGCAAGCGATAATCGCCCACATCATCTGTTCTGAAAGTCCAATCAGTGGAAAGTCCATAGTACCTCCTAGTACCAGTTATCGGATATGTTGAAGTTGATTCCTGAAAGATAGAGAGTAGCACTTTCGTAATCAAAAGGCAATGTCATCGTGCCGTCTGGTTTCACCGTCATGACAACGATCCTATCTAACCCGTCATTTACTACTACTGGAATCTTCACGGTTTTCATCGGCCTGCATTCATCAGGCAAGGCTGCGAAAGGTGCGTTCGCCGTGTAATCGGCAAGCGTCCAATCGCCGATGGGTTGCACGTCGTTAGTGCATGATAGCATTACAACGTCCGTATCGACAACCTGCCCGGCGGACGCTACCAGAAGGTAGCGCCCTTTGAAGGTTGTGAAAACGTTCGGGTTTCCCTTGTCCGCTGGGTTATCAGGCATTGGTGGCCACCGGCAGCGTGCCATTCAAATAGTTGCCATATGCCTTGCTTGAACTGCTTAGCGTTCCTATGACGGCGGTTCCCGCATCGTTGTAAACATCATTCAATTTGGCGAAGCAAACGCTTTCAATCCCATTATTGGAAAACAGCGACCATCCGGCTCCCAGATCAACTTCGCACCCGTATACCTCCACAACCGTGTTCAGGGCGCGCGCGGCTATGGCATAGTTTTGAGATGAAGCGGTCTTCGTAAACTTGCTATTCCTTACAACGACGCTAGCGGAGGGCGCGCCTTTCTCGGAGGATAGAACCAACGTAGGAGCCTCTAGCACACTGTTGGTTATCTCAATGTTAGCGTTCTTGGGGAGGGTAACCACCGCATATGTGGAATTAACCATGTTCACGTTGTCCACTATAAGTTTGCCTTTCGTGCCGTAAACTAGGTTTTTATTAATCACACTCCCGTTGCTTGCAATAATAGTGGTAGCTGATCGAATCCCAAAAACCGGATAATTGGTGGACGACGCATGTGCGCTTTCATCGGCTTGGACGAACACGTAGTCGTTGACGAATATGGTTCCACCAGTATACGCGGCAATGAACGCGTTTCCTGTGCATTTGTAGTTGTCGATGAAAGTCACGAAATCGTACGTCTCATTTGGGTTTTCAGGATAGAACAGAACGTCAGAACCAAAATACGTGTCGTTATCAGACTCTATCCCGCTAATCGACACCTGGTCTACCTTGCCCCTGAAGTAAAACGAGTGGTCACCGTCCCCGTACTTCAACGCACCAGTTAACTTGCATCCTTCCACGTCGATGTTATCGTAACTGTTGGCGAACAAGAACATTGCGTGGTATTCTGAAACGCAATCAGTCACAGTCAACCCTTGCGACCTTGTGTTCACTGCCTGCAATTTTATGCAGTCGATGGCAACGGAGACGTAGCGAAAGCGCATATGATGAATGCTCACGTTCTTAACGCCGTTGTTGGTCAACACGATTGGATTGATGTTCGATCCAATGGGATTTTCGCGCGAATGATCTCCGAACGCGGTCGACGGTTTGTCGAACTCGCTGTAAACGGTGAAATCATGAATGGAAACATCGGTACAGTTGGAGACGTTTATGAAGTACTTTGTGTTCACGTTCGATTCGACGTGGACAATGGAACCGTTTCCCGCAATATCAATGTTGCGTGCATTTTTCATGTTCATCGCTATGAAGTCTTCCGTATCGTCAGGGAAAGCGATGAAATATGTTGCTCCTGCCTTCATCTCGACTTTGATGCCCGACTTGCCTTCCAAGTACGCCCCGAGCGCTTTGAACGCCGCCAGGTCATTGGTCATCCCATCGGCTTTCGCGCCGAATTGCTCGGGGGTCACCGTCAACCCCTCTACAGCCTCCACTCTCGTCGTTAAAGCAGTCAAATCCCCTTGCGTTGCTTTAAGAGATGAATCCAACTCGTTCAAGTCCGACTTCAACCCGGCGACTTCCTGCCGATACTGTTCGACCTGCGCATTGTAGTTGCCGGTGAGCGCCCAGAAGTCCTCGTTTGAAATGTCGATGCCAGTAGGCACGAACTGACGGCTGGTGTAGCTGTTGCCTTGATTGACAACGATTGTCAAAGGTTCGTAGGTTCGCGTGTTGCTCCACTGCAACGGGTCTGCGAACAGAGGAACGTACCGCGCCCCCACATACTCGCGAACAGCCATGTTTACCTCACTTTCTCCGCCAGTTGATTGACGGTGTACGGGGAATCTGCGTCCCATCTTAGTATAAGCCGACCATAGGTGTCGAGAGTGTAATCAGCACCCGTGTCGAAAACAATGTCAGACCATCCATCTGGGATATACGCGACGAAGTATCCTTCAAGAGTAAGACCGAAATAAACCTGCCTTACAAGCGTCGTGAATATCCATGTAAGATGGTCGTCAATCCATTTGATGACCTGCTCTGCATAGTAGTAATCGAAGCCGCTTTCCATGAACTGGTTGAACAGTTCGTACAACTCGGATACGTACTGATACAGTTTCTGCGTATCGTCGTTCAGTTCGTTAACGTTCTTCATCGTCTCGTTAAGGTACTGCGTGACCTTGCAAAGAACCTCGTAATACGAGATTTCGTCTCCGTAAACCGCTGGAAGGACACGTTGGCAGAAGTAACGGAAAGGCGTTAGAGTGTCGGGGAACGGTAGAACAGGGGGCTTGGGTACGGGTGTAGCCATATCTTTCTCCTTTACCAGATAGTCATGAAGCATTGAGCCAATTCTACATCATGGACGATGGTGTTGTCAATGTTCAGGAATGTGTCGCGATAAAGCTGCAACAGTTCGGATTGAGGGCGGGAATAACCAGATTCCTTACGCTCCACCATGTTGTCGTACTCACCGCTGCTGCTCGACGTTCCAGTAGCGTTTGCGCTATCTTCGTCGATGGTCACGTTGGTGGCGTATTGCAGGTTCTTAATCTGCGTGGGTATCATTTCGTTCTGGGGCGTGTCTTGGTAGACGTTCTGCTGGTTCGCGCTGGATTGGCTGCTGTTCTCGCCCTTGTTAGACGCATTTCCCCATGCGTGTTCCGTGTGCTGCAAGTTGCGGTCGCCCAACGGCTCCATTCCCTTTGCCAAGCGCTCCGATTCGTAAAGCTGATTGTAGTAGGGCATGATAAGGTGCATCGCATCCCGAACGAACATTCGGAACCTGCCAACTGTTTCAGCGCCTATCTCGCGGGTGTAGTAGTGACGGATTATTTTGTTGTTCAACGTCTCCCTGTACGCTTCATCGAACAAAGGGTAATCGTCAAGGCCGAGCGTCTTGTAGGCGAAAGGCCAGCTATCCTCAACCAGCGGCTTTCCAGCATCGTTGAGCGTCTGTTCGACAATCCAACGAAGCTGCGTCGTGTACTTGCTCATTTTACCTACCTCCTTTCAATGCGCTTTTCAAGGCTTTCCACAATGAACCCCCGCCGTATCCAGTATCGCCGCCCTTGTCAATAGAACCAGATTGCATGCCTTCGACGGGCACGGTTCCTTCTTTGTCGGTGCGAATGTACATACCCGAACGGAAATCGCAGTCAATGTCAAGCCCGAACATTTCATTGACCTCTTTGCAGAACTGCTTGCGGCTGTTCAACCTCGTGAAGCGCTGGGCTTCAACGTCCCCCATGTTTCCCAGCACCTCGTCGGAAACCATTCGCTCCTTCTTATCGGTATTCGTGTTCTCGATGCCCAGATAGGTGAGCGCTTCGTTCCATATCTGGTGTTTGACAACCTGAATCTTGTCAGCCACGTAAGGGCTTACCGTGTCCAACACCTCAACTCCTGACAAGTCAAGGTCTTTGTCAGCCCAGCATACGGGCATGAAGCCGTCAACCTGCGCGAACAGGTTTTGAAGCGATAGGCGCTGCTTCTCCGAACATTTCACGATTCTAGGCGTTTTCTGCTGCGCTATGTTCGTGTACACGCTGCGTTCGCATTGCCACAGAATCTTGGCGTAAAGGTCAAGTTGCAGAAACGTAGGTATTCCCAAGTTATCGTTGAAGCAGATAACGGAGTTGGTTATGTCGAAGTTCATAACGCTGTGCTTGGGGTCAACTGTGTACGCCTGACGTTGCTTGGGGATGTTGTAAATGTCGAAAGCGCCGTTCATCACCATCCGAAGCATCGCGTAACCGTCTGGCGAACGCTGGTCGGGGTCATCCTTGATTGCCTCATCGTAAACGAACAGGCACATTCCGTTCGCAAGAAGCCAACGCTCAATCATGCGCTCGTTTATTCCGCGAGGAAGGTTCTTCCACTCGAACACGGAAACAGCCAAGTCGTACAAGCGCCACATATAGGATAGATAGGTTTCATCGTTCAGCCAGTCGTTTTCCCTCTGCTGATTGTTGCCCTGCAAGCCTTTCGGGATAAGACCGTTGGGAAGCCTGAAACCCGTGTACATTCCTGGGGTCAGCATATCAACTCCTTAGATGATTGAATTGGATAGGGCATAGTTACCCACATCGTTAGTATGCCAGAAAGTCAACCCTCTGTCAAACAGCGAGTTTATTCGTTTCAACACGTTGGCGGGAACCTTTCCCACCACGCTGGAACCGTTGGTCTTGACGTAGTTCCACGACTGTCTGCCAGTGATGTTGGGAACCTTGTTCTCTGCCACCAGATAACCGTACACGCTGTAGAAGTCATCAATCTGCTTCGCCATTTCATAACGGCAAGTGTACTTCCTGAAACCAACCGTATACGAACCTACATTGACAAGCGATGTTGTGGAGTTAAGACCTCCACGGGCTGTGTTCGGTGTTCTCGTCAACCTCGACAAAGCCGCATAGGCGTTGGTCTGGTCTTGAACATTGTCAACAGCGCCGTTCAACATTCCAGCAATGTCAAGGTTAAGCGCTGAATTGATGATGGACTGACCGCTGTTGACAGCATTGTTCACAATCGGCAATTCCACAAGGGAATTGAACTTCAATCCGAACATATCAACTTGGCTCTGACCGTACATATTAGCCCACGCCTGATATACCCATGTGCAAGTTGGGAAGTCGGCCATGTATATGGCTTGCTCCACCGAGCGTCCAGCGTTGCCGTTGTAGTTCTTCGGAATGTACGCTAGGGTTGAGGATTGCGTGCAGCCGCCCGTCTTGTCGAACGATGCAACTCCCTTGTTTCCGAAGAACTCAAGCCTGAACTTCTGGTTACCGCCGTTGAAGTTGGTGACCTCGAAGTATTGGTTGGGGTAGCACAAAGTCTTGTTGTTCTTGGGAACATATCCGTTCAATGAACCCATGCCGACGTTCATGCTGTAATCTTCCACAGGCGTTCCAGCGGCGGCATCTACCCAATATCCCCATCCATTGTCTTTCTTCACCTTGTTCTGAACGCAGAATTCAGGAACCAGGTATATGGCGCTGATAGCGTCCTGTTGCCCGTTGGACGCAAGCGCGTTTATGAAAGACTTCAATTCTCCAACCGATAGGAACACGGACAACGAACACCCTGAATAAACTCCCATGTACGTATCACCGCCTACGTTCACATAGGTTCCATCCTTCAAAGGCTCTACCGCAGATGCTACAACTGGGTAAAGATACTGGTTCTGATTATCGAACGCATAGTAGTCGATAATCAACTCTCCTGGGTCAAGCCCTTCGTCTTTGATGTGCGCTCCGATAGCATCATTGTTGACGTGTTCGCGCTCTACCATGCAAGACTTGACAGTGCAATCAGGAAACCACGTCTGCATAATGTCAAGTTCAAGATGAAGCCTAGACGATTGAGGATTGACATACTCAATATCATTGATGAACGAATAGAACCAACGGTCACCGTAGTTCTCATTCTGGAACATACAATAATTGTAGCCGTATAAGGTTTCTGCATTGAACGGAACCACTACGCTGTTGTCGATTCTCTGATACGTATAATCATCACGACGAAGAGCAGTGGGGCAAAGAGAAGCGAAGTGCTGCTGCTGCGTTGCTCTGTCTGCAATATAGTGAACATGACGATAGGACGCATCGAAGGGAACCGTTCCAATATAGATATTGGATGACGGTTGAAAAGCCATAATCTCACCTCCATAAAGAAAAAAGGGGCGGTTTTCCCGCCCCTTTGATTGCCGACGGGTAGATTTAAGCACCCGTGGAAACGGTGATGGTGCTGGTGTCGCTCTTGGTGGAATCGGCGATGCTGGTAGCCTTGACGGTGAGCGTGGTAGCAGTCTCGTCCTTGGCAACGTGAACCTTTCCAGCGTCGGACACGTAAGATCCAGTGGAATTGTTGCCAGTCATAGCCCACTGAACGCCCTTGTTGATAACGCCAGTACCCACCACGGCAACGGAAAGCTGCAAGTCAGCGCCGACGGGAAGCGTAGCGGCTGTCGGAGTCACAGTCACGCTGGTGATGCCAGCGGCAACGTCGGAGTACGCGATAGCCTGTGCGAACGGGCTGATGCTGAACGTTTTCCACACGTGGTAGTTGTAATTCCAGTACAGACCCTTGCCGTTATAGTTCTCGGTCATCTTCTCGAAGTTGTCCCAAACCTGCCAGAAGTCGATGGAGGTCATCAGCGCGGGAACGCCGTTAAGGATGGTGATTTCATCCTCCGTCCAAGGCTTGAACGACGGGTCAACCGTTCCGTTCTCGTCGGTGAACAGGTTGGTAAGGCGCTGCCAATCCATGTCCACGAAGGAATCTACGCTGATGACATGACCGATGAAGTCGGCGTACTCAAGGTTGTAGGCAGCTGCCAGCACGTTCAAGTCCATGACGGCTTCGAACTCTGCCGTGATGATAAGGTACTGATCGTCAATGTCGGTGTGGGTGGTTACGCCGCTCATGGTGTATTTGCTGCTCTGGAACTGCAAAAGGCGCGACATTTGACGGAACACGGTGGCAACGTCAACTGCGTTCGCCTTGTTGGCTTCGGGGATGGAAACGCCCTCGATGTAGCCGTTCAGCACGGCACGTGCAAGCATGTACTTCATCACAAGGTACTCATCGGTCTGCGCGGAAGCGTACACGCTCTCCACGATGGCGGCGATAAGGTCAGTGATACCCTGCCAAGACAAGAACGCCTGACGAAGCTGGTCATCGGAAATGGTAATCGGGTAATACTTCTGAAAGTTCATGGTGTGGAACGCCGCGCGAACGTCGGGAATGGTTCGCTTGAAAACATCCTGCTCCGCCTTGGAAGGGCTGAACTGGAACGGACGCGCGAGGTTGACGAAGATTTCCTCAACCGTCTCGCCGAACTCCAAACGTCCCTTCTTGAACACAGACCAAGGGTTCGTGTACATTTTGGACGAAATGATAACGAACCCGATGCGGTTAACGAGCGCATTGAGGTACGCATTGGTCGCGGGGGTGAAGTTCAGGATGTAATCGCCAATCTGGTGGATGGTTTCGGTCGTGCCCGCAATGCTGATGGTTCCGTCCTGCGCTTGCTGGATTACGCCACGCGCGACAAGCGGGTTGGCAAGTTCGGGGGTTTCCTCCATAATAGCAGTGGTCACAGCTACGGGGTCGATGGCGGTAGTAGCCGCCTTAGTGCTTACCTTGGTGGGCATATCTGTTCCTTTCTCTAGTTAACTCGGTCATCCCACAGGGCTTTGAAGCCACGGGGTCGCGATTCCTTCTTAACGTCTGCTGCATGGTTGTCGATAATCTCGCGTCGGTCGGTGATGCCCTCGCCAGGATCGAAGAATCGGTCTGCGTAGCGCTTCTTCCATTCGTCGCGCTCGACAATCAGGTTGTCGCGCTCCGCTGCAATCTCGTCTCGCTCCGCTTCGACGCGCGAATACTCGTCTCGATTGTCCCAGCGCTCATCCAGCTCTGCTGCATCGCGGTCGAGTTCAGCAGCCATTTCAAGCCGCTTGTCCTCGTCAGGCTCCATAGCCAACTCGCGAAGGCTAGGTTCGTACTTGCTTGCCATAGTTCCTCCTTACTTGTGAATGGTGAACACATCGTCAACGAGTATTGTACCACCTTTCACGTCTTTAGGCTTCAACTTACCCTCGAAAGACGCACCATAATCGAAATTATCCATAGTCACCGATTTATGGCACCTCGCGGGCATCCCCGCACAATGCACCACCAGCTTTCCTCCTTCCTCGAAACAGTACGTCTTGGCTCGTATGGCTTTGAACCTCTCGAAAACATGCTCCTTCTTCCACGCGCCCAAGGCAACATCATCAACCCGCATATCAACAGGCGGTTCAGTTCCCAGCAGATAACAGGAATCGGTATCGCAGTAAAGCCATCGATTATAGTTGGCTTGCGCCGCACGTATCGTGAACGAACGGGCATAAGCCGTGATGAATGCACCAGCAGGAAGGTATATCGCTTCTGCATATTCCTCTGGAAGCAACGTGTACTTCACTATTCCATCTTCAAGGTACGGTCTGCGAGATTGCTTCACAGGGTTCGTTGCCATCTTACCATACAAACTGTTGAGCTGCAACTTTGCGATTGTGCGCATACCCTGATTGCCGTCGATTGTCGCGTGCGTTTTAACCTTCGTCCACTTGTCCACATAATCTTTGAACAAGTCAGTTGAGCCTTTGAACTTATACCCTCTGATGTATCGAATATCGTGAACGTCGTATTGCTCGAACAGCATAGCCAAGTCAACGGAGGTAAGACACATCACCTGCAAACCCTTGGAATCTTTGATGTATTCGGTTTCTCCGAACATTCGGTTGCCCTTCAACTGCAAACATGGAATGTGGTCTGGTTTAACGGTGAAGTCAGCTTCTATGTACTGAATGTACAGCGGGTAGTCGTCATCATGCACATATTCCCCATCGTACTGTATAGGGTCGTCGTATGGAAGAACCTCTCCGTGAGCCGAAGCCATGACGGACGGATACAGGCTGTTCACATCGAAACTGCAACCCGCGCCGACTATCTTTCCTGCGAAACGAGGATTAACGGCTGTGAAGCCGCCTTTGTAGCACCCTCCCTCTCGAAGGTCTGCGTCATAGTCCGGTTCTGGAAACCAATCCCTGAAACGAAGTTTGCCGCCTATTATCTTCTGGTAATCCTTGAAAGCATTGGAACCTGCGGTGATGCGCTTCATATCCTGCTTGAACATGACTTCCAATGCCATCGCGGCTATCTCGACATCATGCGAAATGTAAGCCTTTTCGTCATCCGTCAACTCGTGACCCACATCCCTGAACTCCACGTAGTCCATTTCCAGCTTTTCTATAGGCAAGCCGAACGCCTTGGGAATGGCGGCGATTGGAAGCGGTATGACCTTCAAACTGTCAAGAAACTCAACAGCCCTGTTCTCGTCAAACCATATCTTTATGGAATAGAACTGCGACATATCAGATATTAGCGTGGTGAACCTATGATAGCCGCATTCTGACTTCACGGGTATCCATTGCCAACCGTTTGTCATGATATGATGCAGTATGAACTTTCCATCGAACTTCAAATTATGGAAGTACACCCTGGAACCTGAATGAACCTCACACCATTCGATGAAGGTTTCAATATCGTTTCCATATTGGATGTTTGAAATGTTGCCTACCTCGCACACAGCCCAAGCCCATACACGGCAGTCATCGGCTAGTGTTGTAGTCTCAAAGTCTGCTGCATAGCTAGGCACTTCACCTTCCTCCCGTTCTCCAAAGTCCCATACCAACGTGTCAAGCTGCTTGTCCTCGAACATCAGACACCCTCCCAATACTCGACAAGCCGCTGCATCTTGGCATCACGGGCTTGCGGCTCGTATATGAATTTGATTGACGGGCTTTCGTCAATGGCTTTCTTCAACGCATCGAAGTCTTTGGAAGCAAGTTCTATGATAGCGTCCTCGATACGGGATATGGCTTCGTCGTATTCGGCGAACCCGCCGAATACGGTGCGAAGGGCGCTAGTGTAGTTCGAGAAGTAACGGCGAGCCTTTTCGACGCTTGACATATTCAGTTCCCTCTCCTGTGTTTCAAGGAATCTCCGCAAGGAAGTCGCAGACAAAGACGAAGGTTTGCGCGTGTCACGCGACAACGCCGCTTGGTTGAGCGTGCCTATGCGTCCCGCTTTAGGCTGCTCAACGCCCATCCTCTTAGCCCTCATGGACTTTGCGCGCTCACGCACGCTTTTAAGCACGGCGAACTCGTGGCGTTCGTATCTGGTGACCAAAGAACCGTCATCCTGACGAACGAAGGTGAGCGCGTCGGGACGGGTTGCGCGGGTAAGCCTGTTCACGGTGTTGTTGAGCGCGCGTCTAGTCGTGATGTTCGCTTTAAGTTCCTTGTAACTTACCTCGCTCGGCAAGAACTCCGCAGCAATCGGGTTGGCTTTGGCGGCTTTCCGTATTGCGTTGTTGTAACGCCTTACCGCACTGTTCAGGCGTTTGCGCTGATTGTCATTCCACGCAATGTTATATTCTCGCGGCAATCATACCACCTGCTTTTATTCACATCGTAGATAAGGAACCCACGGGTTTCTACCTGGCAGTAAAGTTGGATAACCGCAATGTAGTCTACTTCCACGGAGAAATGGAACCTCCTAGTCATGGAATCGTTCAACCATTCGATGCGGCTTTCCATCTTGTCTTGAAACTTATGCAAATGAAGAGCACTGGAAAAGAAGAACTCCAACCCTCTCCACGTGCATTTGTAAGGTGATACATTGAGATTGTACTCAATGCCGTTTTTGGTAGGCATGAAACCTCCTAGTAACTGTACTGCTTATGCTTGGATGCAATAGGCAGCATACATGAATTGAGATAGAGCACAAGCCCGCCAGCTTCGATGTTTCCGTAAGCGTTCAAACAGCGCATTACTTCCATCGCATCGTCCTTTACAACGGGATACTTATCATCCTTCGTGAACATATACTCGAATGTTCCTGTTTCAGGGTGGGCGGTGTATACGCTCACCCCCTGCGGTATCGGTCTGTCCCAAGCGGTGACGGTCTTGTTGAGAACACGACCCATAGACATATAGACGAACTCGCAGATAAGGTCTTTATCGGCAACATTGAGCATGTTGGTTTTCTCGTACACTGTTGCTCCTTACAACTGGAGCCGCCGAAAATGGCGGCTCCTGTCATCTTGATATGCGGATGAACCCTAGAACTGGACTGAAAGAGTGAGCATGGAGCCGTTGGCTACCTTCTCCTGCTTGACCACGACGGGGATAGGCTGCTCCCAAGTAGGTTCGCCGAACGTGGCAATCAGCTTCTTCAGCGCAGAGAACATGCCGACAGAAACGCACTCGTAGGCTTCTCCCTTATCGTCAATAAGGACGATTCGCGGTGCCTTGTCAAGTTCACCAGTCTCCTTGTTGATAAGCTCAAGGGTTTCAGCGTACACGTCGCGAAGCATAATCTTCTTGTTGATGTAGTCGGCGATTTTGTGCTGCGGATTGTTGGCGGCATTGAACACAAGCGCCTTATCCTCCATCGTCTCCGCCTTGACGGAGCAGAAAGCGGCGAGGTTTGAACCCTCCAACTCGCGAACATCGTACTCGCGCAGGTCGGAAACAACATCGGCGTTGGAAATGGCAACGATTTCATTAGACATGGTGAATCACCTTTCTTTTCGTATTACTGAACGTCAGCGGTCGAGGCTTCGGATGCAAGGCCATCGCGCTTGATGATGATAGCGTCATCCAAGAACTTGTCAAGCGGCATGGCGTAGGTGATGGTGCCGACGGGCTTCCACTTGATGGTAAGACCCTTCGGCATAGCCTGACCCGTCGCAGCGGCAAGTTCGGCGCGTGCAAGCGATTTCGTCATGCTAGCGCCCTCTGCGTTGCACTCGGCAACGACCTGAACGGTAGGAACTCCGTTCTCGTCCTCGCCAAGGTCGTAAGCCTTGATTTCGTACTCGGTCAACGTGCGGGTGATGTTCTGCATTTTCTTTCCTTTCGTTTGGTGAACAACCCTTACAACTGATGATTATACGCCTTATCAGGGCTGAATGAATCGCAAACCCTACTTTTCATAAAATCTTCACATGCTATTTCAGGGATGTTTTTAGCGTCGCTCAGGTTAGCGAAGCGCAGGTTAGCGCCGCGCAGGTTAGCGAAGCGCAGGTCAGCGTCGCTCAGGTCAGCGAAGCGCAGGTTAGCGCCGCTCATGTCAGCGCGGCTCAGGTTAGCGTCGCTCAGGTCAGCGCCGCTCATGTCAGCGCCGCGCAGGTTAGCGCCGCGCAGGTTAGCGAAGCGCAGGTCAGCGTCGCTCAGGTCAGCGAAGCGCAGGTTAGCGCCGCTCATGTCAGCGCGGCTCAGGTTAGCGTCGCTCAGGTCAGCGCCGCTCATGTCAGCGCCGCGCAGGTTAGCGCCGCGCAGGTCAGCGCCGCGCAGGTAAGCGAAGCGCAGGTTAGCGCCGCGCAGGTCAGCGCAGCTCATGTCAGCGCCGCTCATGTCAGCGCCGCGCAGGTCAGCGCCGCGCAGGTCAGCGCGTTTTCCTTCTTCCATGTTGTATAGCCATTTTTTGTGGAGATCAAGAATAGTTTGAAGTTCTTCAGTCGTGTACTGCATGATGGTTCCTTTCGTGTTCTAAAACGATTCCAAGCTTCCAAGAAACGGCAAGGCTATAATGAATGCATAGCGCAACGCCTTGATATACCACGGCGCATATAACCACCGTTCATCGGCTGTAAGGTCACGGGCTTTCATGGTGTCCTCCTTTCTAGTAACGTTCAACATAGCCGCTAGCCAACACGATACCATCCGCAAACCGATATTCGCCGCCGTTCAATTCATGCTCTGCATTATAGCGCATTTCACGGGCGCTATAATTACGCACCATAGGGCAGTAATCATCAATGAAAGCGTGCAAATGCTTCCACGTGGTCACGCTGTAATCGTAACGAGGAAGCAAGAAAACTTGCATCTTGCTATAGACTGCCACGCGCGAAGCGTAAGAGGTGAGAACGGTTGCATTCTCAAGGGTGATAGTTTCACCGTTGCGGAGTTTCAAGGTAATGGTTTCATTAGTGCTTACGGTG